ATGCGTGGGAAGGACAAATATGCGCCGGATGACGCGCAACAACCGATAGAAATGAAAGACCGGCTGAAGGCGTCTGAATTGCTCGGAAAAGCGCATCAAGATTTTGTTGACCGGGTTGATGCAAAACTGTCCGGTGCGCTATCTGTGCGCTGGATGTCGTCTGACGAGGCCGCGCAAGCCATTCACGATGAATTAGGCGATGATAATGCCTGAAATCATCATCCCCTACGCGCCGCGTCCGCTACAGCGCCAGCTACACGCCGCACTACAGCGTAAACGCTGGGGTGTTGTTGTCTGTCATCGCCGGTTCGGTAAAACCGTCTGGGCAATCAATCACCTGCTGAAAGCCGCGATGACGACCCCGAACAATGCCCGTTTCGCCTATTTCGCGCCGTTCCTCAAACAAGCCAAAAGCATCGCGTGGGACTACCTAAAATTTTTTTCGCGCCCAATTCCCGGCATCAATATCAATGAGACTGAGTTACGCGTGGACTACCCGAACGGCTCCCGCATTCGGCTGATCGGCGCGGACAATCCTGATTCACAGCGCGGTGTTTATCTCGATGGTGCGGTACTCGATGAGTACGCACAGATGCAGCCCAGCCTGTTTACCGAGATTTTACGCCCTGCCCTCAGTGACAGAAAGGGCTGGTGCGTGTGGATGGGAACGCCGAAAGGGCGCAACCAGTTTTACGATATTCACGAAAAAGCCAAAAACGATCCCGCATGGCATGTGGCCCTCTACAAGGCCAGCGAGACCGGCATTCTCGATGCCGCTGAACTGGCGTCAGCACGGCAGATGATGAGTGCCGACGAATACGATCAGGAATATGAATGTAGTTGGATTGCAGCCCTCAAGGGCGCGTATTTCTCGACTGAACTCGCTGCCGCTCGAACCGCTGGCCGAATCGGCAAAGTGCCGCACCAGCCCAACGCCAATATTTCAACTTGGTGGGATTTGGGCATGGATGACTCAACCGCGATCTGGTTTACGCAAGATGCCGGGCGCGAAATCCACATCATTGATTACTACGAAGCCAGCGGCGAAGGGCTGGCTCACTATCGGGACGTGCTGAACAAGCGCAAGGAAGAACGCGGCTATCGCTATGGCACGCACTACGGCCCTCATGATCTGGCTGTGCGTGAACTGGGCAACGGCAAATCCCGCGTTGAAACTGCACATGATATGGGGCTGAAATTTGAGGTCGTTCCCCGCGTGGAACGCAAAGCCGACGCGATTCAAGCGGCTCGCAACCTGCTGGGTCACGTCTGGATTGACGAGACGCGCTGCGCTCGCGGCATTGTCTGTCTGGAATCCTATAGAAAGGAGTGGGATGACAAGCTCGGCGTGTTCCGCGACAAACCCCTCCATGATTGGGCCAGTCACGGCGCTGACGCGCTCATGACTCTTGCCAGAGGCCATAAATTCGCTGTTGCGCTGCGTCAGTCCGCCGCACAAATCCCCACCGCCGCAGGCTGGACATAACTCATGCTCCCGACGATGCCGCCAGCCATTGCCGTTGCGCCGACTCCAGCGATCAGCGGATTCGGCGATGCGACCGCGATCAACACCGCACCACTCATTATAAACAGCGTCGAGCAGGAACAGCAGGCGGCGAACGACCGCGAGGCGGTTGTATCGAGTCTCGCTTCGCACATTCGGCGGCGATGGGAAGACGCGAAACGCGCTAAGCAACAAATTGAACCGAAATTGTTGGAAGCACTGCGCCAGCGCGTGGGCGAATACCCGCCTGAAAAGCTGACAGAAATCCGCAAAATGGGTGGATCTGAGGTGTTTGTACGCCTCACTGACACCAAGTGCGCCGCCGCAAGCGCCTGGATTCGGGATGTTCTCAGTCTCGACCGGCCCTGGGCGCTAGACCCCAGCACGATTCCCGATTTGCCACCCGAACAAGAAGCAGAAATCGAACAGCAGGCGCAACGGCGGGCGTTTGAAGACGTTCAGCAGCAGATGATGACCGGCATGATGCTGGCCCCGCCTGCCTCGCAGCAGCTTCAGCAGATGATGACCGATGCTGCCGAAGCCGCGAAAAGCGAAGCGAAAGCCGCGATAGCAAAAGAAGCTCGCGACCGCACGGAACGGATGAGTGACGCGATTCAGGATTATCTGGATGAGTCGCGGTTCAAGACCGTTTTCGCGGAGGCGCTGGATTGGGATTTAGTCACATTCGGCACGGCGATTATCAAAGCGCCGGTCATGCGCAGCCGTCGCCGCCTGGAATGGCAGCAGCAGAATGGCCGCTGGGAACCCGTCGAAATCGAGGACACCTACCCCGACGTTGAACGGGTTAGCCCGCTCGACCTGTACCCATCAGATGACGCTACGTCCATCCAGGATGCCAGCTATCTGATCGAACGCTACACCCTGTCCCGCAGCGATCTCAGCGCGTGTAAGGGCATCCAGAACTACAACGCCAAGGCCATTGATGCCGTTCTCGAAGCCCACGGGACGGGCGGACTGCGGGAGTGGACAAGCGCCGATTCCGAACGCGCCCGGCTCGCTGAACGATCCGATGATCGGCAGTACGGTGAACGCATTGACGCGCTGATCTACTGGGGCGAGGTGCAGGGCAAGTTATTGACTGAGTGGGGCATCAAAGCCGTGCAACCACTGGCTGAATATGCCGTCGAGGCGTGGCTAATCGGTAGTCATGTGGTGCGCGTGGATATAAAAGAACCGCACGAACTGGATCGGCCCTACTGCAAAGCCGTCTACCGCCCACGCCCCGGTAGTTTCTGGGGTCTCGGTATCCCTGAGTTAATGGCCGACGTGCAGCAGCAGGCGAACGCCACCGCCCGCGCCCTGGCAAACAATATGGCTCTCGCCAGCGGCCCGCAAGTCGGGATTGACATGGAACAAATGCCGCCGGGTGAGGATGGTAGCAAGGTCTGGCCCTGGAAGGTTTGGCGGTTCAACACCGGCAAATATGGACAATCCTCAACGCCGCCGATTGCGTTTTTCCAGCCGAATATGCACGCGAACGAACTCATGAGCATCTATCAGATGTGGGTGCGTATCGCCGACGATGTGACCGGAATCCCAGCCTACGTCTACGGCAACCAGGAAACTAGCGGTGCAGGCAAGACCGCAAGCGGCCTCTCAATGTTAATGGGCGCGGCGACAAAGGCGATCAAATCCGTCATTGCCAACATTGACGAAGGGTTGATTGAACCGTTAGTGCGACAACTGTTCAGACACGCGATGCTGTATCACCCTGACGAAAGCATCAAGGGTGATGTGCGCGTCGTCGCCAAGGGCGCGTCCGCGCTGCTGGTGCGCGAACAGGCGCAAGTCCGGCGTACCGAATTTCTACAAGTCACCAATAACCCGGTGGATGTGAAGATCATGGGGCTGGCGCGGCGGGCTGATCTGCTGCGTAGTACCGCCGAAACTCTCTCACTAGAACCCGATCAGATTGCGCCGACGCGATCTGAGTACGAACAGCAAGAAGCCGCTCAGCAACAGCAGGCGGCGATGCTGCAACAGCAACAAGCGCAACAACAATTCCTCCCGCCCGCTGCACTCGCGCCCGATGGGTCGCCGGTTAGCGGACAGGATTCGCAGTTATTTCCCGGAGGTATGTAGATATGGCATGGCGTGAAGACGCAACGATTACGAAGTTGAAAGTCAAGACCTTGACGGTCACTGACACAACGACTGACGCAAACCACACCGCAACCCGGTTTAGTCTCGGCGCTTCGGCGCTAGAGATTCCGACGAGTGCGACATTCACATTCACCGCTGGCGCGGCGAATGTGGCGAACGTGCTGATTACGCCCGTCAACAGCGCCGGAGCCACGATTGCGCGGGTTCTCCCGCTCACGGTGTTTCTGTCCGATGCCGCAACCGGTGTCGGCCTGACCGCGACCGCCGCGAGTGGAACCGTACAGGCCAAATCCGCCAGCGGTACAGATTTAGGCGCATTGACGGCCAAGAAAGCTCTGGCGGTCATGACGCTGGCAACCGGCTTGTACACGCTGGAAATCACCGCCAGCGCCAAGACCGGCTACTACGTCGGTGTGGTGCTGCCGTGCGGGCTGGTGGTCGTTTCCCGCGTGATGACCTCCGCAGACTACGGCGCGTAATCCTCATGCTGCCCCTGACCCCGCTGCAAATCGAACGCATGGCTCGGCTCATTCATGATGCCGATTTTGCCGTGTTTCGCGGCTGGCTCAGGGACAGCGAACAGAAAATGACGCAGAACGCATTGCGTTCGGCGAATCCCCAACTTTGCGGCGCTGCGGCTCTGCTGCAAGACCTCAATGCAGAGTTGGACAAACTACCCGATCTCTACCAATCAGCGCGGAAAACCCCTGATGGCTCCGCGTTCTCCTGACTCTAGCGAACACCAATAAGGCTCGCCCCATGACTGATGTACCCGAAGCTGTACGAAATCAAGAACTTGCTGCCGAAGCGGTCTGGAAAGCGGCCTATGCCGCCGAACCCGCTGAAACCGAAACCGACGCGCCGACTGAACATCCTGACGTTGAACCGGCTCCCGCTCCTGTCACCGAGACGCAACCAGTGCCGGTTGATACCGAGTGGAAACACCGTTACGACGTGCTGAAAGGCAAATACGACGCCGAAGTGCCGCGACTCCATGAAGAAGCCCGCTACTGGCGTGAACAGGCGATGACGGCGCTGCAACAGCAGGCCGCACAGCCCGCACCGGAACCAGCGGCCCCGGCGATTCAGCCGGATACGGCACTGGTCGATCTGCTAGGCGATGAAGCTGCTGCCGCAGTGGCGGCGCTGATGGATAAGCAGCGACAGGATTTTGAAGCGAAGCTGCAACAGACTCAACAACTGGCCGGGCGCACCGTTCAAGACCGATTCTGGGAAAAAGTGCGGTCGGCATTCCCGAACTATGCGGAGATGCAGAACGATTCCGCTTTGAATGGCTGGCTGGCGCAGCCGTGGCCCGGCAGTCGGCAACCCCGATTGAATGAGGCGAATGCCGCGTTTGCAAATCTGGACGCGGAAGCGTTTATCGCCCTGCTGTCCGCCTATCAACCGCCTGCTACGCCTGTCGCGCCCGCACCCCGGACGCCGCCAGCCCCGACGCCGCGCCGGGCGGCTGGATCAGGCACACCACCGTCGGACAAAGCAGCATTCAGCCCGGCCAATTATCACCAACAAATGCAGCGCGTCATGCAGATGCGCAGCAGCGGGCGCTACGCGGAAGCCGATGCGCTGGAAAAATCACTCGATGCCGCCGCTTCAGAAAGCCTGAAGGTGGCATAACCCTATGAAGTAACTCGGAGAAAGTATCATGGCATACCCTGTAACGCCGGGAGGCGTCGCGTACTCAGGCAAATGGATTCCTGAAATTTGGGCATCCAAGCTGGTCGTCAAGTTCTATGACATGACCGTGCTGGCCGCGATCAGTAATACCGATTATGAAGGCGAAATTAGGGATAAGGGCGATAAAGTCATTATCCGCCAGATTCCCACGATCACGACTCGCACCTACAACAAGGGGCAAGACCTGATCTATGAGCAGCCGCAAAGCGAAAACGTCGAACTGATGATCGACAAAGGGCATTACTGGGGCGTCATCATGGATGACGTGGACAAGGCGCAAGCGGATATTGAGTGGATCGGCGAATTTACCAAGGACGCTGCTGAACAACTCAAGATCGCCGTGGATACGCAAGTGCTGTCCACCATCTACGCCGATGTGGCGACGACCAATAGCGGCTTGACTGCGGGCAAACGATCCGCCGGACTGAATCTGGGCGTCACCGGTACTCCGCTGGCGCTGGATAAAACCAACATTCTCGACAAGATCGTGGATGCCGGGGTGGCGCTGGACGAAAACAACATCCCTGAACTGGGCCGCTATATCGTCATGCCGCCTGCCATGATCGGCCTGCTGAAACAGTCTGATCTGAAAGACGCCAGCCTGACCGGTGATGCCGTGTCTACGCTGCGCAATGGCCGCGTCGGGATGATTGATCGGTTCACCGTCTACTCCTCCAACCTGCTGACCACGGCCAGCGACGGCGGCCACACCTGCGCGAATATGCTGTTCGGGCATAAGGCGGCGCTGGCGTTCGCGGCTCAGATTCCGATGGGCAAGGTCGAGCGGCTTCGTTCGGAAAAAACCTTCGGCGAACTGGTACGCGGTCTGTGTGTGTACGGCTATAAGGTCATCAAGCCTGAAGCCATTGGCAACCTCTACGGCTATAAGGCGTAAACCACTATGTCTACCTATTCAACGATTGTTGGCGCTGGCGTCGAAGCGTACCCGGCTAAGCTGGTCGGGACGTATGGCATTGACGGTGTGGTTGATTTCTCGACCGTCAACGGTTCGTCTGGCGCGGTGCAGAACGACATTATCACCGTGCTGCAAATCCCCGCGAATACCCTGGTGCTGGGCGTGGCCTACAAAACCACGACCGTCAGCGCCAATCTGGCGGACGTGGACATCGGCGACGGCGATACCCGCGACGGCTACATTGACGGGCTTAACATGACCAGCACCCTCAAGGACGGCTGTTCGTGGGTGACGACCTTCAACGAAGCGACTCCTAACACCACGGCGGAGGGCATGTCGCTGGGCAAGTTCTACACCACTGCCGACACCATTGATCTCAAGATCAACACGAACGCCACGATTGTTACTGGCGTCATCAAGCTGCGGGCGATCTGCATCAGCGCGAACATTGACTGATGAGTAAGCCCCGGCTGCTAGTACAGGCCGGAACCGGGCGGCAGTTCGTATGGACTGCTGCCCTGGCTGACCGCCCTGACATGACCGAATTCATCCAGCTAGAACCGGAACCTGTGATTGAACCGGAACCGGCGCTTGTGTTGAAGAAACCGGCAAGAGTGAAGCGAGAGGCCCAATGACCCTCCTGCAACTCCTAGCCGCTGCCCGTTCCCGCCTCGATGACGTAGGCGGCGATACCGGTACGCCCGGATCGGGCGATACCTACTATTGGCAGACCTCAGACGCCGGTTGCTTGTGGAAAAACGCGGAACTGATTGCATGGTTTAACGAAGCAGAAGGGGAAGCGGCTCGCCGCGCCTATCTGCTGACTGAAACCTTCTCGATCAGTGTGGTTGCCAATACCTCAAGCTATGCGCTGGACGCTACGCTTTGGATGATTGACCGCGTTCGGCTACAGACAGCGGGCCGTCTACTGGATCGCACCACTCGCGCCACTCTGGACGCGACGCATTCAAGTTGGGAAGCCGACACCGGTACGCCGCGCCTGTTCTTCGTCATTGGCGCTAACCTGACGCTATACCCGACTCCGATTGCCGCCGATACTCTCAAAGTGGCTGGCTGGATCGACCCGGAAGCGATGTCGGCCTATACCGACACGCCAACAATCCCCGAAGCCTATCACCGCGATCTCATTGAATGGGTGTGCTATCGGGCCGCACAAAAGCGGGACGCTGACACACAGCTTGGCGACCCGGATCAATACCTCATGAATTTCACCCGCCGTTACGGGCCTGATGCGTCCGCTGCACAAATGCGCGGCTGGGCTGAATACGGCGGGACAAGCGCAATTCGAGTCCCATAGGAGGACACAGCATGGCAATTTTGATTGGTTCCGGTCGTGTGTCACACCGATTTACCGTAGCGGCTGGGGCAACCGAGATTGTCACGGCGGGCGACGGCGGCAGTATCCGCGATATTACGATTGGTCTGAACCCGGGCGCACTCGGATCGGCGCTGTGT